GCCCGCCCCGCCGGCGAACGGCAGGAAATCATTTGTTGCCATGGGATACCCCTGTCAGGTGGTGAGGGCGATCAAATCGGAATTGCCCAGCCGAGACGGCTGGTAGGTGAGCTGCTTCAGCCAGCCATTGAGGAATTGGCTTTGGCCGTCGAGAGAACCGAGGTATAGGGCTTTCGGGAAATCCGGAAGCGCCGGAGTGCCGGCACCAGTAATAGCTCCAGCCACGGCTGCAGCTGCGTCACCAGCCTTGAACGCGACAGCGGCATTGCCGCCAACAGATGGAGGGCTGACGAACGTGCCGTCGACCTCGCACTGCCCATTGCTGTCGATGGCAATCATCTGGCCCACACTGCTGAAGAGCGAAGCCACCCTATTGGTTTGAGCTGGGACCTGAGCTTGGTATTTCGCCTGAACCGTACCCTCCAGATTGTTGAACCAGGTCGAGATGGGTACGAAGGCGATGTCAGGTGCACGAACGGACTGGGAAGAGGTTGTAGGAATCAGGCTGGTGACGCCGTTACCGATCTCAAGCTGACCTCCCCAGGCATAGAACCCAGAAGTGCCATCTCCTGCGCTCGCTCCCGAATTGTCCTTCGGATCAAGCGCCAACCTGACCACCGTATTGGCCGTGCCCTTCATGGCAGTCACGGTGCATCGATACCAGCCATTGCCGCAGTTCACGACCGATCCGGAGATATTCGAGAAGTCCGGGCCATTGGTATCGGTCTGATAGATCGATGCGGTAGCCACATCGATATATACCCCCCGGGAGTCCGTCGCGAAGTTGGAAAGGTTCAGACGAAGCTTCGAATACTCGGCCGCCTTGATGAAAATGGAACCCGTAACGACAACGTTGGAAACGTTCCCTGCCGTGCTTGCGATGAATCTGCTGCCGGAGGAACCACTCGCACCAATTACCTTTCCGGCAGTCATCGTTCCATCAGGCGCCAACGCGGCGCCGGCAGTCACGGTGACATTCGATTTTGTCCATGCTGCATCTGCCAGGTTGGCAGACTGGAGGATTAGGTTGGCGCGCTGCTCCTCAATCAGCATTCCTCTCGGCTGCAGCGATACCGGGTCATAGTCGAAACGAGGAAGGTTCGCCGCGACTGTCTCCAGTACGCCAGAAGCATTGAAGCGGGTGCCGACATCGGTTCGGCTGAATGTGATCAGCGAATCCAGCGGACCACTGGTGAATTCGAACGCGAGTGGCTGCGGATACACCACGTTGTCTGGATTACCACCCCACGCGCCTACGTCAAATCCTGCGACATACTCGTTGTTCATGTCGAAGCCGAAGATTGGCGCGCCGCTCACCGACGTGACCACATAGACGCTCATCCTCACGCCTTCGGGCTTGATCGGGATGTACCCGCCGGTCAGCAGAGCCAGGAATACCGCCGAGGGAATCTCACCGGAGATTCCGAGCAAGATGGACATGTCCTGCCGATCTTCGATGAACACGTGGGTGTCACCGGAAAAGATCAGGTCCAGGATCTGCTTCGACTGGCCGAGCGTGCCATCCCAGCGGTTGGCTCCGATCTTCGCCCTGATGAGGATGCGATAGGTCTCGTCGTCCAGCGAGATGATGCCGGTGTCTGGGTCAAATGGACCTTTCCACGCGCCCTGATCGAAGCCCAGGCCGACAACATCGAGGGAGAAGTAGACGCCAGACAGTGGCGCGTTGACGTTTCGAGATATCCCAACCCAGAGACCAACCACGTCGAGCTGCGCGCCGATGGCCAGGTCGAGATCGAAGTCAGCCGGCAGCCCTTGCGACGCATTCAAGGCATCGACCATCGGCTGCACCACCGCCTCGACCATCGCCATAAACTTCGGCTTGTCCGAGTGCTCGGTGGTGATCAAGCCGATGTAGTTGGAGATATCTGCCATGGGTCAGGTCACCGTGATGGTTACGGAAGCAGGTGCGCACTGGGCGGCCTGGTTGAAAGCCAACGCCACATCCGGAGAACCTGCGCCGCCCGGCCCTGTCAGAGTCAGCGCGGTGATCTTGAAGGTCGAGTTGTTCGGTACGCTGTTCGCCGCCGTGATTGCATCTGCCCATTCGACAGAACCACTCAAGCCTCCCCCGATGTCTACGCCATTGATGTAGTCGGAGACCGCCTGCTGTACCGCGACACCAGTGGCGGAGCTGTACCCGGCCAAGGCCTTCAGGGTCACGGCAACCGTCAGCGCCTGGTAAGTCGGTCGGTAGAACCGAATGGTCAGCGGCCGGCCATAGACATCGGTGACCGTCTGCGAGGTGGTCCCGTAGGTCCCGGTCCCCGGCGTCTTCTTATCCGCGATCGCCTGAGCGATAGCCGCTGCGTCGCCGCCTTCAACTACCAGGGAGATGGAGTGATCCGGGATGCCATTGGCGTCCGTGGAGTTGGTGTCGTTCTCGTAAGTCGCAAGGCGGGTCACGCCGGTAATATTCGCGACAGCGCCGGTTGTCCCTTCCAGAACCGTCCGAGACGGCAGCGCGACCGACACCTGCTGTCGCTGGCGGAGGGCGGAATCCGTTTCCACCGGCGCGCCAGGATCCGCTGCGGAGGGGTTGGTGACCGATTGCCAGCCTCGGGTGGGCGTTGCGATTACATTCACCTGGCCGATACCGGCGGAGATCGCGCCCATCTCGGTGCAGGTGGCAGTGACGGTGATCTCGCCCGCGGGCGGGATGATCACGGTAGCGGGGAGCGCCCAGGTGTAACCGGCAACGTCTCTCGCGATCCCTTGAGTAATCACCGTACCGGCCTGGCCGACGACTTTCAGGTCCACCTGCGAGTTGGTGGCGACCGCGCGGGAGATGCCGTTGATCTTCACGTTGCTCGACAAACCGTTCCCTTGCCCGGTCAGCGGAGAGAAGGAGTTGTAGGCGGCGATAGTCGCCGCGTTGGCATCGCTGATAGCCAGCGCAAGCACACCGAGGAACTGGCCGTCCTGACTGTCGTTGCCCAGGTATACATCCGCCCCGTAGATCGAGCGGTACTGCTGCTGCAGGTAGTCCAGCACCTCGGCATAGCTGGGCGCCGAGATGCCGCTGGCGTCGATGATCGGTGCGGTCGAAGAGGCCATTCAGAGCGTCTCGCTGATAGTGGTCTGGCCGTAGGCCGTGGTGATGGTGCAGGTGATCGTCAGCTTTCGGCTGTTCGGCTCGAACTGGCTTTCGTAGCTGTCGATCTGCACGACGCCCTGGGTACCGAGAATGCGGTTACGGATGGCCATGTCGTAGGTCGCCCGAGTGTGTTCGCCAAGGACCTCGGTCTGCCACGGTGTGCCGTCGGCGGTGTCGACGAACCACTCGCCCTTAAAGAGCTGCAGGCGCGTCAGAACCGCTTGGCCGGCAGTCTCCGGAGAATCGACCAGGAAGTCGGCGCGGTTACCGCCGAAGGTGTAATCGCCATTGGCATCGAGTTTCCGGTACCTCATGGCGTCGGGCCTCCACTGGTGCCGCCGCCGGTCGTGACGCCAGTGTGCCTGTGGGTCTGCAGGCTGATCGTCCCGGCCTTCACGTCGCCAGTGGTGTCGACGCGGCCGTTCACCTTCACGTCCCCGTTGATGGTCACGAGAGGCGCGGTGAGCGCCATCGGGCCGGTGGTGGTGGCGTTCACAGCGTGGGTGGTCGGGTTGATCTCGACGAAGGCGACACCATCGTCACTCCGCAGCTGCGCCGAGCTGGTGCTGACCGCGCCAATCACCCGCGGCTGCGACCGGAAGCCCAGCAGCGCGAACCCATCGGACAGGTCGTGCATGCGAAGCTCCGCCTGGGCCTGAATGCCGCCCGACTGCCACCAGGAGTCGATGCAGCGCGAGGCGAACACCACCAGGCACTCGTCGGTGGGCTTCACCGGGAAGGTGAGCGTGCAGCCGCCGCCGGCCGGAAACTGCACCGGGCAGTCCAGCAACAGCGGCAGATCCACGGACGACAGGCTCCCCGCCTCATCCCGCACCAGCGCCTGGATAGCGGGCTGGACGGTGCAAGTCATAGCCACCGCGTCGAAGCTCTGGATAATCCCCGGTATCGAGGTCCACAATTTGGACTGCAGCCCGTTGAAAGCCACGGCAAGCCAACGGATTGGGTCGTCCATTCGTTCAAGAGGATTCAAGGAGAGTCACCGTGAAGAAAGCATTTTTGATGGGAGTGCTGCTGGCTGCGGCAATGCCTGTTTTTGCTGAAACAGTTCTTTTCGATCCGAGCGAAGGTAGGCAGTACGTTGGCGAAGAATTTGATGCGCGATCGGCAAAGCAAGTGCTCTACCTGGATCGCCCCTGCAAGCTTCCGATCGTCAACGCTAAAGACATGCGTGAATACACCACCACCGCCATAGCTATCCCAATGAAAGCGTGCTGGGGAAAGCTGCTCGGCGGCGAGGTGGTAATTGTCTTCGAGAATGGAATGACGAGGCGGTCAGTAGAGTCAGCCTATGTAGTGACTGAAGTGGATAAGAAAGGAAATGCCAGGATCGTCAAATCTATTTACAAGCGACATTAGCCATAGGGTTTTACGGGGCCAGGCTCAGCAATAACGCCTGGTATCCCGACTCCAGCCTTGACCATCCCCTGATTGCTAACCGTTGCATCCACGGATATGCAGATCACGTCGGTATACCACTCATTGCCCCTCGTATCGCCGACGTGATTTGCGACCAGAACCTTATAGAACCCATCTGCATCCAGGCTTATCTGCTGAAGCATGAATCGTACGTCCGCTTCATCTAGCTCGGCAGGGCTTAGTCGCAGCCGCTGAATACTGGAGTTGTTGATTTGCAAGCGGCGCCCGCAGCGAACCGCAGGATTCAGCAGCATCTTCACATTGACGCCATTCTGGGTCTGCTCCGGCAGGCCCACCATCCCCGTCTCCGAGTTCACAACCACGGCCTCGCCAGGCAGGTAGGCGGTATTCGGGATCAGCGTCATCTTGCCGTCCTGGAAGCTCCAGCTGATGTCCTGCGTCCTGCCCAGGGCGTCCAGATAATCGCGGGTCATGCCGAACATCACCTTGCCGCGCGGCAGCTTGTTGGTGGGTAGCGGTGGCCGCTCTCCCATCGAGATGCCTCGGGACTCCATTGCTTTCATGGCGGCCTGAAGGTGGTCTTCCGGGGTGGACCCGGCAGCCAATGACGTATTGATCACGGCCCAGTTGTAGGCGCTGTCGCCGTCGGCTGCCGTGATGTCCAAGTAGGTGTCGGTCTGGCTCTCCCGGCCGCGCCGCACCTGCTTGATGGTGCCGTCGAAGATAACCCCGAAGTTCCCGGCGTAGCCCGCCTGGAGCACCAGTCGCGAAAACTCCCGCAGGTCAGCCTTCCTGGCTGTCTCGCCACTAACGTTGTAGACGCGAATATCGGCCGTGTTAGGTGTCGAAACATCTCCCCGGCGCACCGAGAAACGGATGCGCAGGTCGGAAAGGTCGAGGCCTTCTTGGTCGTTGCCAATCTTCAGGCTGATCTGCCGCAGGTATTGGGGTACGCTCATCGGATTTTCTCGTCGAGTTCGGTGAATGCCATGGATAGAGGCCCGCTACTGATCATCGCGGTAGTAGTTATCTGCATAGTCCTACTGGTCTCTCTAGCTCAGAGGCTGTTTCGCCGATCTATGCCAGAACCGCCAAAGAAGAGCGGAGGCCTGCCGAAGACTTCGACTTGGCCTTTCGATCTTCCAGACCCGCACGACCATAAGAACTGGGGGTATTCGCCTCCCCGGCCAAGCATGCCCAGAAAACGCGATGTAACGGCCGAAGAATATGAGCGGGCTCTCCTCCTCTTCCATGCTCGCCGAAAGGCTAATGCCATGTGGGCGTTTGAGCTGACCAAGGCAAGAGCGATGAGCATTCGTTCAACCAGATATCGTTGGAGAACATCGGAAGACGGTTCGGTCTGCGAGTACTGCAAATCGAAATCCGGAAAGTCCTACACCTGGGGGCATCAGCATGAGCATCCTGGCTATCACCAGTGCGCTGATGAAGAATCGTGCCGATGCTGGGCCGAGCCGATCATTCCTGGCTAGCCTTCGGTCCACCAGTAGAGGTGCGAGCCGACGCCGAGGTTGTCGAACGTCGGCACTGCATCTGGGTCGGCCGTCGTCTGCACCCATAGCGCTGCGGTAAAGCCGAGGTGTGCGTAGGCCGCCAGCAGGTTGCAGCCCGTCACCAGCGGGATTCCATTGATGATGGGTGTTCCGCCGGCGTCGGCAATGTCCAGCACCCACCCACCTTCAACGGCATTACGCCACTGCACACGTAGCTGATACTCGACGCCGCTGAGGGTGATGCTGAAGCGCTGCCCCTCTGGTGTCAGGGGAATCTCGAAGTTAGCCATTTCCACCGCTCCCGTCTGGAGGAAGCCAGCCGCCCGGCGCCGGAAATGCCTGGGCCGTCTGTTTCGTCCCCATGTTGGCGACCTCACCGGTCGCCTGCGGGTTCGCCTGGCTATCGCGCGGCGGCAACGTTGTCGCTTGGGCCTGCACGATGATCACCTGCCGACAGACCACCGTGCACATCAGCGCGTACTCGGTCCGAGGGTCAGTGGTGAGCGCCAGGCTGCGCATCAGCATGTTCTGGTAGGTCCGCTTACCGGTCGACACGTCGAACGGAATCCGCGATTCCTGCAGGGCCAGCAATTGGTTGTAGACGCCGGACACATAGTCAGAGCCGAAGGCGGAATCGCCGAAGATGGTGGCCACCGCTTGGCGGACACCCGAAACCAGTCCGCTTAGGCTGGAGTTGCTCCACCCGCAGCGAATCACCACCTCGGCCGGCTGCTTGAAAGCGTGATCGTTGATGTTGGCGCCGAGCTCCACGGGGTGCTCGGTGATCTGCAGGTTGTCGGTCCCCAGCTCTTCCAGGGTGACCATCGCAGTGATGGGCCCGATGGAGCGCTTCGGGTCGATCGAGATCAGGCCTGCGAAGTTGGGCATGTCAGTTCACCGCTGTGCTGGTGCTTCTGACCAGCTCCTCATTGACTCTTCCTTGCTCTCCAGCCACGGCCCGCGCAGTTGAGTTTGCGTCGGATCCACCGGACACGTTGATGTTGGTTGTTTGGTGCAGCTGCACAGCCATCTGGCCGCGCTTTGCAGCTTCTCCCTCAACATCTCTAGGTCTAATCCAATATTGCGAAGCTATGCGTCCAGCTTGCTCGGCATTTGTAGCTGCCTTAATTAGATCGCCGGCCTTCTTTTCAGCTCCCTGCGTTAACTCATACTGAGCAAATTCGAGTTGCTTCATCCAATCCCCGGCACGCCGATCATGAATGCTGAACCCTGCCCACTTCTCGAAATTTCTCTGCCGGTCTGGGTGAAGCTGGAAAATTCCATGCGCTTTACCCCAATCACCTACAGCATGTTGGTTGAGATTACTTTCAGCGACGCCTTGGCTAACGATCCCAGCAGCCTGCGCATCAGTCCAGCCCTGCGCCTTGAAGAAGTCCATGGCGAAGGTCGACTTGTCCTTGTCCACGCCCCGCAGGATGCGCCAGGCATTAGCAGTCGCACTCTCCTTGGCAGCCTGATCGGCGGTCTGCTGTTCGTGCTCAGGCAGGCCCCTCTCGCGCCGGATGCGCGCCACCTCTTCGTCCTCTCCCTCGTTGAGAGATGAGGAATAGACGGCAGCGCCAAGACCCACAGCCAGAGTCGAAATAGCACCGGCTGCCCCGGCCGCAGCAGAAGCTCCGGTAATGCCGGTACCGAGTCTGAAGAAGGCGGCGGCAAGCTTAAGAATTCCGGTGACTGTTGAGGTTAGACCGAGCGCCTTCATCAGACTGAGCAGCACGATGATCTTCGTGCTCCAGCCATCCGTGGCTTCATCCAAATCTACAAAGAATTCGTAAATCGACTTCAGGTATGGCTCGGAGTCCTGTGCTAGCTGGATCAGCTTCTCGGTGACGTCGACGATGCGCTTCGCGATCAGTGGGCTGTTCTTCTCGAACCAAGCAGAGAAGCGCTCCAGCTCAGGACCAAGCCGATGCATCAGTTCAGCCTGAACCAAGATCGACATGCTCTCGAACTGCATGCCCACATCACGAAGTTCATTCATGAACTGGTGGGCATCTCTGGTGGCTTTATCCAAGCCAGCCCCAGCGAATCTCTTACGGTTCTCCTCGAGCTTCCGCCCAAATTCGCCACTCATGATGGCGCGCAGCGTGTTCTCGTCGATACCGAAATGCTCGGCATAACGAATCGCGACGAAGTAGTCCTTCTTGCTCAGTGCCTTTCCCAGGTCATTGAGCAGGTCGGCGGTGTCGCGCAACTGGCCATTGGCATCGCGAGTCTTTACGCCAAGGCTCTGTAGGAAAGGCTCATTTCCAGGATTCTGGCGCAGAGCCTGGCCATCCCCTCCAGCGATCCGCGCACTTCATTAGCCGATGCACCAAGATCGCGAGCCGCATAGTCAGCTGCTTTCATGCTGGCGGCCGATGCGCCAACTCGCTGCGACGCGAAGTAAAGGTTCTCCAGATTGTTGGCAAACGTTGCCACACCCGCTGCAACTGTCAGCGAAGCGCCGGCCAGGGTCGTCACCAGGCGAGTTACCGCCGTAGTGGCGCCGTCGATGGTGCCGGTGAAGGTCTTCAGCCCTTTCTCATCGACCTTGAAGCCCAGGCCGACCAAGAACTCCTTGATGACGGAGGATTCGGCCATTTACTTGGACTCCATTGCCTCGCGCAGACGCGCCTTGTTCTCCGCCCGCACCAGCAGGCAGTCATTCATCAGGGCGACGTCCGCCAGGTCTAGCGTTCCGTCGAGCAGGGACTCGTACTTGCACATTCCCTCGGCGACCGGCAGCAGGATCCAGTCCAAGCCGTCCGGCAGCTTCGCCAGCTCGACCTTCGGGCCTACCCCTGCGCCGAGGTCGACAGGAGTCCTGCCAAAAAAGGGCCCAGGGACTCGCGGACGACATGGGCCGCCAGCTGCAACATCACGCCGCTGTCGATGTCGTCGAACATGCAGACCTTTTGCCGATCGTTCCAGATCGGCGCCCAGGTCGCGCCCTGCTGGCGGGAGACCACCGACAGGCAGGTGCCCATGACGTACTCGGCAGTCTCGTCCGACATGGTGGCCACCGCCTCTGCGAATGGCTCGAACAACGACGCCATGGCGGCCAGGTCGCTGCTGAACGGCTTAGCGCCATCGGTCTTCTGGCTCTCCGCCAACTTGGCGAAGACCGGGATCAACGCCGGAATAACCGGCGCGATCTTGCGGGACAGGTGGAACTGGCGCATCGCGTCGATCTTGGCGGTGCGGTAGGTCTGGCCGTTTACA